TCTATTGCCATGGGTATAAATATTTCAACCCAAAAAGAATTTATTATCAATTGCGTTTTGTCTTCGATAAGAGATAACGTTGAAAGCGAGAATGACTATAAAAAAATGATTCGAGACATGGCAGAAAAAGGGAAAAAAATTCCACCATACAAAGATTTCTACAATACATCTTTATTGTACTATACGCTAGGTATGTTTTTAATAGCTACGCAAACGTCAATCCCTTCCGTTAAAACAAGAAAAACGCATCCGGGTTGTATTCGTTCATTTTCCGGTTATCCATTTGAAGGCCAAGGCGATTTAACGAGTTTGACTTATTTGGCGTGCGTCGCATATGACATTAGAGAATCCGGAGAACCATGGAATGTGTTAAAGGGTAAAAAGTATGAAGTTATAACGAAAAAAATAAAAAGTACTATTGACGAGATTTTATTGGCGATACCTGAAGTGAAAATAAAATTTGAAGAAAAGACCAATTATTTGCTTACAAGTCCGGCAACAGAAATACCCATGGAACATGATATAGCAAAATGGACGCAATTTTTACCGCCACTTGTAAATTATAAGATTAAAAACCTTGTGAACATTTCAACGGAATTTAAAAGAAGTCTATTGTCGGACTTGCGTTCAGGTTCAAGAAATCAAAAAGAGAAACTTCTAGTGGTTGATTCAAAAATTATTCACTTTTCATTAGCGATAATAGAGGGAATTCAAGAATCAGTAAAGAAACATAGTTTGCTTCTTCAAAGTGCCAATAAAGAGCCCTATCTTGAAAACGCCTGTTGTGAAAGCAACGAACAGGAAACCACGATCGGTTATTTTTCGCAACGCAATTCGAGAATTACAGAATACAATCAGATAGTTACTCAACTTAGCAATATGCTAGAGGATATTAAAAGTTATACAAAATCGGGTTTATTCTATAGCAATAAAAATACGAAAAATAAATATCCAGTAATCCGTAATGAATTTAATGAACGAACTATTTATTTGTCATTCGTGTATTTTTGTAAGTTTAATTCTTTGTCACCTATACCACCAGACCTATTGCCTTTATGCTCTAACAAACCTCCTGATGGGCTTATTAATTCAAGTGATTCCGTTGAGAGAATTATACAAAAACTAAAAGAGGACGGAAGACATTATTCGAACGAACAATTTTTAAGATTGCTTCAACTTATTGGTCAACAAAATACAATACATTTAAATTTAGAAAAATCGAAAACGTCTTCTATAGCAAAATTAAAAAGTCTATTGAATGAGATAGATGAGGAAAATGACGAAGTCGTTGAAAAATCATTGAGAGATTTAATTAATACGTCTCTAGATACGTTTGACATTGCAACTGAAAAAGAAACCAAACAGGTTAAAGATTTAAATAATTTTTTAATAAAAAATATCGATGGCATGAAGGTAGAAATCGTGGATTTTGTCCGAAAAAACGCAGGATTGAATATAAGTAATAGTTCTGTAAAGCAAATGGAAAAAACAATTCAAAATTTATCGAATTGGGTTGCTGACACTTCAACTAGAAACGAAGACGTAAAAATTAGCGATGATAGGTTATACAATATAGTAAACTTTTACAAGGTTTTTATTGACAACATGGTTAACATTTTTCCAAATATTATTTTAAATAAAGTAAATTATGACAATATCACCATTCAAAAGTATTATGGGTTTTCAGTGAACCATGAAAATAAATTAAAAAAATATGTTAGCGGTTATTATGAAAAACTTAAAATCTTTTACGGAATTTCAACATTGGAAAATGTTTTAACAACCATACAAAAAACCTCTAAAAACTTAGTTTTTATTGCGAATAATACCCCAGGTTTTACTAGTATAAAGTTAAATACTGGGCAAACTATTAAACCGGTATTTGATGAGAGAACTAGTAGGTTTTTATTTGAATATTATTTACTTCGCGTTTTAATTAATTATATTGAGTTAGGAGATGAAAATGATATGATAGTTAATGAAATTAGAAAAGAAACGGAAGTTACCGACATATTTACAAGTGAATATATTGAAGACGCTGAAACAAGAGTTGACGTGTCTATGAGTTTGCGAAAACAAACAAACACGCAATTATTAAATGGAAATAAAAAAATGTTGAATCAAAAAATAGCAGAATTATTAATCGTTTTTATAAATATATTAAATAACCAAAAAGATACCATTAACACGTCATATGAAGAAATCCAAGATAGAGTTTTTAAATTAAGAGAACGAGAGAAGGATATGGTGACAGATAGACTTAAAAAGCTGACAGATGAAGGAAGAGAGGCTGATACTATGCTAAAAATAAACAAACTAGGCATGTATAGCAAAGGTATGCAAAAGGGTTTAACAAAGTTGGACAAGGGTTTCTATGATAATGAACAAAATCTTAGGGATGAAATGCTTAAAGCAGAGAGAAAAATAAGAAAGAATAATGAGGATGTTCATGATGGAAATATCGACGCATTATTAGATGATTATATGGCAGACCGGCAAAATATTGAGGAAATCGAAAACGACGCATACAATATAAATCATTTGAATGAAACATATGATGATGGTAATACGGATGGTGTTGGAGGAGCGCCAGAAGAAGAATACGATGATTATGAACAAGACAATTAATAAAATATTTTAACGTCTCTAGTTTAGAATAATATTTCAATAGAAGAATATTTCGATATAATAATAAAAATTTGTTTATTATTATATATAAGATGAATAGAAACTATATTAGGGAAAATATTACACTAGTATCAGTTGTATTATTTATTATTATTTTTGGAATGATTCAAATGATGAAACCCGCTTGTTTTTACAATAAAGACGGAAGCATTCGTGAATTTGGTATTGGATATAAAAACAAAACAATTCTCCCGATTTGGTTGTCTTCGATAGTTTTAGGTATCTTATGTTATTTAGCGGTTATGTATTATATAGCGTATCCTAGAATGTTTTAGTTATAAAATTTATCACCATAATCGTCATATATATATTCACCTTCAACTTCGCCATATAACTCGTTGTGTCTTTTTTGTTTATTTTTTTGTTCTTTATTTTTTTTAGAAAATTCCTTTTGTTTTTGTTCATTTTCCTTTTGTTTATTCATTTTAATTTTTTCCTTATCTTTTTCTAATTTTAAATTTTTTTCTAAATTAGCGTCTGGATTTATGACGCGTTTTAACTTATTATATTCATCCGTTTCAAATAATTCTTTTGATAAGGCATTATCTGATTCTTCAACCAATTTTCTCTCTTCTAATCGTTGAAGTTCTTCTTTTAAAGGCGCTATAAATTTATCTACTTCCGCGTCTTCCCAATCTTCCCAGTTATCAGACATGTTAATTATATTATATATATTTTTATATCTATATAATTTTAAGCGAGTTTATAAAATTATTAATTGGTAATCGTATATGTTGTGCTAGTTGCTAGTTCTTTTTGTTGCTGCGCTTGATTTTCAGATTTTAAAAATTGTTGATAATTTTGTTCCATTGTTTTAGGGTTATTTACACAACCTCGTGACGTTATCTTTAACTGAACTATGGACGTTAACAATATTCCTGTGTAAATATACCATAAGGCTTCCCCTACGTTATCTCGCGAAACAACTAATTCATATAATTGTTTCTTTAACTCGGTCGTTTCTGCGCCATCGGTTTGATATTTTGGTTTCATTAATGGCTTTAATATACCCCAATAAGAATCGAAGTTTGTTGGCACGATTTGATTAATTAATACAGAAGTGTTTCCGCAAATTTTAATGATTGCGTCTGCGGCACTCTCCAACGCTTTTTTTTGTTCAGGTGTAGAGTTGACATCAGAATCTATTTTTTTGCTTATATTGGGGTCAATTAATAATTCATTGATTATTTTATTTGCTGCACCTGAAACCCAGTAATAACCGATTACGTCGGAAAATGCGCTTTTAAACCCTGGGTAAGCAGATATTATTAAAATAATAATGCCAAAAATTAATATCCATGGTAAAAAAGTAAACACTCCAGCGGCGCCCATATTTTCGGTTATATTTCCTCCACAAGTTGAAGTAATTATAGAGGCATTAACGATAAATTGTATAACCATAACCAATAAAAAATATACCGCTAAATACATATAATTGTTTTTGACGTAATCAGTATATTTAGCAGAGTCTTTAGAAATTTCATAAGTTAAACTAGGTTTAATCGCCAAATAATAAAATGATGTTGTTAATAAAAATGATACAATATTCAAATAAGAATTAGCCATATAGATAATGTGTATAAATTAATTTATTATTTTAACTATAATTATAATGGATTTTGGAGAAATTTCAAAACCAGTTCTAACTGAACCAGGCGTTAAATATTTTTTACATCAAACATTAAAACAATGTCATATTGCTAGGGATACATTTCATAATTTAGTATTTAACGTTGGACTATTTATAGGATTTTTGATTATTTTAGGACTAATTCTACTTTATAAATATAAGGGCCGTTTAACACCAGTTGAAATTGCTAAAAAAAATAAGGAAAAACAACAATATATTTTATCGAAAATAAAAAACTTTCAACAAGCAAAGCGTGTGGCTCATCAAGAACTAATTACCGGACTCCCCGCGTGGGAAAGTGAGTACGATATTATACATTCTAAACACATGTAAATATAAGCACGTGTGTAAATTTAAAGAATATTTTATAATTTATAATATATAATATATAATGGCTGCAACGAATGAATTATATGATGTTAAAGAAGCGTTGAATGAATATTTTAAACTTAAATTAAAATATGAAAAAAAAATTCAGAACAACAAAAAGGATATTATAAACCAAGAAACATTAAGTAATAGAGAGAAACGTTCCAATTATTTAAAACTCAAACCCAAATGTATTAATTGTGGAAGACCCGGGGGAACCAAGTTTGAAAACACATATTTCCCTTCAGACGATAAAGATAGCTCTCACCGGCAATATAGCGCCACTTGTGGCATAATTGCGGACCCGTGTGGTTTAAATATAAAAATAAAGGTTGGAAATGTAGATTTGTTGCCCGGACTTTTAGATGAAATACAAACCAGCATAAAAATGCTTAAGGATGAGGTTATTGATGATAAAAACAAATTATTATTTGGATACTTATCAACGGAGGATGTGTTGAATAAATTTGACGATTTAAAAGAACATATTAATGTATATACTTCATTGTATGAACAATATCTTGAAAAGTATAACGAGTTGGTTGATAATCCTCAAAAAAAGAGCGAATTAGACGAAAGTATTACAGAATCATTCTATAAAATAGATGAAATTAAAGAATGCATAAAAAAAATGAACGAAACGAATAATGTCCAGTATGCAACCGACGCCGTAAGTATATATACTACTACACTTCAACCATTATTGCGCAAAATCCAAACTTTAAAATATAATGAAAATGTGGTATGGAATAATCCTTACACAAAAACCTGTAATTTAATGCAAAATAGATACAGCATTGAAAATCTTTCATACACATCCTATAATGATAATGTTATATCCTTTGAAAAAGGATTAAAAACAAGTAAAAAAGACAAAAATAAGAAAGGAGAAAATAATAAAGAAAAAATAGGAAATCAAGCTAATAAATTTATAATTGATGAAAACTCGTCAGAAGAATCACATTATGATAATGAACCTATTTATAAAAACGACGACATTACGTGGTCAAACCCCGAATACACAAATTTATGGAAAGAAATGCCCTCTAGACTAAAAAATGCTCTTAGAACAAATCCAGAATGGATGAAAGATTTTATGGCAAATTGCGTAACTGCTCGCAAAAACAAAAAACCTTGCACCATTACGGCACCCAAGGATTTAATAGTTCCGCCCGAGTTGATGCCAAATGGCGAGTATAATTTTGGCGTTAAAATTTATAATGATGCCTTTAATAAATTACCGAAACAAACGCAAGAAACATATTTTACGTTTAATAACGGAATAGACGATTGGAGTAAATTTGTCGCTGCGATGAATGATCTAGTGACAAATGAATTAGGTGACTCTTTTAATAAAGGTTATTTTTAAGCGTATTTTAAGCGTATTTTAAGCGTAAAATTAATTTATTTACAAATAATATATTGTAAATAATATATTGCAAATAATATATATGATATTCAACTACATTTCATTGCCTATATTTTTAATCAGCTTTGCCGTCGGATTATTTTTTGTATATATTTTAGGACCAGAAATGAAAACAATTTACGTTTATCCTACTCCTGAAAGTGTAGGAAAAGTTATATATAAGGATAAAGCGGATAATTGCTTTTATTATGAAGGACGTGACGTTAAATGTCCAGAAGATGAAAGTAAAATAGCGACGATTCCAATACAATCATAATGCGAATGCAAATATTACAAATAATAAAAACAATATTAAATATATTTTTGCATTATAAGGCAATGTCATACTCATACTACCATGGGCCGAACTATTTAACGAATTTTTTTTCACAATATATTCATGTAGATTTTTATATACATAAAAGCATTTTAGCGTGTTTTGCTGGAATTATTGTCGGCAATATCGTTATTTATTTAGTTAGAATTTATTCAGGTGAAATTAAATTTACTGCTAAAAAGAATCTACCCTATTAATATATGGGATTAAACCTAGGAAGATTTGTTCATACTCAAACAGGAAAAGTAATGATGTCTATTTTATTGGGATTAGGGTTAGCGACGTTATTTAGAACAGTATGTAAAAACAAGGATTGCTTTATTTTTCACGCGCCGCCATTAGAACAGGTTAAGGATAAAATATATAAAAATGACGATAAATGTGTAACTTATAAAACTATATCCACTAAATGTAGTTCTAATAAAGTGGTACCATTTGACGATTAAAGTGTTTGCGTAATTATTATAATCAATCAATCTTTACAATAATTATGAGCGATTCAACAAGTATTTTAGACTTGCCTATTGATCCAGTTGGAGGAGGAAGCGTTAGCAACAATATATCACTAAACGCGAGTGAAAAAATGGCCATGCAAACGCAACAAACCAATCAATCACCTGGAAATTTAGGAATGTCATTGGACCAAACAACTATTAATCAAATAGTTAGCGGGCTTCAACAGGCAAGTATAACCGGTACTACACAATTGCCTTCAAGAGATATACCTATGACCACAAGTGACCGCACTATAGACCCACATGTACAACCAAATTATGTGCCACAAACACCGCCACAACATACCGATTACATTAAAAATTACGAACAATCGTCCGACATCATTAATGATTACAATAAAAAATATCAACAGCAAAATTCGTTGGACGATATGTATAATGAAATCCAAATCCCTCTTTTGTTGGCAGTTTTGTATTTTTTATTTCAATTGCCATTTTTCAGAAAATTCTTATTCAGTTATTTTCCGGTTTTGTTCTCAAATGACGGAAATCTTAATATAAATGGGTTTTTATTCACGAGTGTATTGTTTAGCTTACTTTTTTATACTCTTAATAAAGTTACAAATCATTTTTCGGTTTTTTAATGGTATAAGTTTTTAAATGGTATAAAAGTATTTCGTTTTATTATAAAATTGTAAATAAAATTTTATAATAGTTAAATGATAGATAAATATGTGATAAAACTAATAGATAATTTACCGGATGATATAAAAAATAGAAAAGAACCTTTGGTTCTTGATTTAGTGTTGGATGGTGGTGTATTTAATGGCAGTTATTTGGGTGGCGCATTATATTTTTTAAAAGAAATGGAAAAACGCAACTACATTACTATTAAGAGAATTTCAAGTAGTAGCATAGGTTCTATTGCTGCCTTTTTATATTTTATAGATGCCTTAGACTTTATGCCGGAATTGTATAATATAGTAAATAAATGTTTTAAGCAAACCTATAAACTTCAAACTATTAAAGAATTAAAGAAGCATTTAGAAAAAAAAATTCCATCAGATATATGTAAGAAAGTAAATGGGAAACTATTTATTACATATAATAATGTAATCAAAAGTAAAAAAGTGGTTAAATCAGTGTATAAAGACGTAGATGATATTATAAATTCAATAATAAATTCGTGTTTTCTTCCGTTTTTGATAGATGGAAATATATTACACAAAGGCAAATACATAGATGGTTTTAATCCTTATATTTTTGACAAAGAAATAAATACAAAAATACTTCATTTAGATTTATATGGTTATGATAAGATAGGATGCTTATTAAACGTTAAAAATGAAAAAACCAATTACCATAGAATTCTCTCTGGATTGCTGGATATACATTCTTTTTTTATTAAGGGAACAAGCACGCCAATGTGTAGTTATGTTAATAATTGGACTATATACGATTATACTTTTAATAGATTTAAAACTTTAGTAGAGAGAATAATCATTTTTATAGTTTATTACATATTTATTTTTAAAAACTTATTACCGGTTGAATTTAAAGAGACATTGTGTTATAAATTAATGTCACACACAACATACGACGTATTTACTATAATGTTAGAACACTATTGTTTATAAGTTTAATAAGTTTAATAAGTTTAATAAGTTTAAAATATTTAGTATTAATATTTTTTTATTTAAATGGAAAATATTGATATTACCAGTTCAGAATTTTCATTAGGAAATTTGCCAGAGTTGAATAATAATTTGTTTGATTCAATCATTAACGGCGGATCTGAAGGCAATAACAACGACAACATGTATATGTATATAGGAATCGCCATTTTACTAATAACTATGGGGATGTTTATATACAAATTTTATTTTAATGGGCAAAAACGTGTTCATTTTAATGACGCGGAATTGGATTGCTCTGGCGGGTTCTGTAACATGGGTTCAGAAGAATAAAATGCAAAATTATAAAATATAAAATTCTAAAATTATTATTTATACAATTCAATCAATTTATAAATAATATTGGAATGATGAAGACATGAAGACGAGACGCTTTAGTATATTTCCTTTTTGTTTTTTCTGCTTTTATTTTTGTAAGGATTCATAAACCATTTTTTAATAGTATTTTTTTTGGTCTTTTTATTTTTTGTACGATTTGTCGACTTTTTCTCCTTTTTATTTTTTCCTTCCTTTTCTCGATCCGTTTCGATTGTATTTTTATTTTTTAAGTCATCCGGTTTATAATTTAAAAACCATTCTTCAAATGCTTCTTTATTTCCACTTAGTTTTAATTCTTTATATTTAGCAGCTTTTTCCGCTTTCATTTCTTCAATGGAATCTTGGTGTCCATAACATATAATACTGAAACGTTTTAGAAGCCCCTTTTGTTGCAATCTATTTTTTTGTTGAACATCAAAGAGGAATTTTGACATACATAATATTCTATCTATAAACTGGTTATAATAATCTTTATCAGCATATAAAAATGCCAAATATAAACTTAACATGGTATCAATAGTGGCTATCTTTAATTTTTTCCCTTTTGTCATCAAAACGTTATAACTATGACAACCGATTGGTTTGTAGACAAATAAAACAGAATCCTTGCCTACTTTCAGTTCATAATGCTCTGGAACTATTTCTCCTATTGCCGGTTGTTTAATTATTTTAATATTCTTTATTCCTTTGTCGATTAATCGTTCTTTAACTATTTCAGTCGTAGTTTCTGGGTCATTTGACAAAACGTCAAAATCCGCATAATGTTCCATTTTTTTTCTTTGATGGAGAGGCATATATTGTGAATAAAGCGCATTCGCAAATCCGCCAAAAAACACAACCCCTTGATTTATTAACGCGTTTTCAATTGTCTCATAAATAACCTCTTGGTTTTCTACGTTATTCATTTTACGTTGAAAATCAACATTATTACAATTCACGTCGGTTATTTGATAATTTTTATTTAACAATAATAATCTTTTTAAAACCTTCTCCCATCTGCTTATATCACCGGCAGGTCTAGATAATTCAAGATACATTGACATCCTTAAAAAATTTGGAGGCGCATATAAAATACCACTTACTCTCAAGGCATCTTTTTTTAAAGCATTAAAAATACCTTTTTCCAAATATGTTATATCCGCAACGGCAATATAATTAACAAAAACTTTAAACGTGCCATGATGTTGTCCTGATTTTGCTTCTACGTCCGTAAACCCTTTTTCGTAATAAATGTCTGCTAATTCCTTTGCGTCTTTTAAAGCGTCAGAAGAGAAAAAATCATAATCGGGAATCTCTACATCTTTATTATAGAATTGGTCTTCTTCAGGGAGTATATTGTTAATAGCAGTTCCACCATAGCATATGAGGTTTTTCCTTTTAATAAAATCTTCGACTATATTTATTATATTTTGAACATCTTCTGAATTTACAGAACGCTTACCCATTTTTTCGCCCGCTTTGTCAACGGCCATACGCAAAATGGTTAATTCACATTCTGCAAAAGATAAATTCTTACATACATTTTTATTTTTATCTGCAGCTTTAGACATTCTTATATTATCTAAACAAAATTATATTTTTTGTTTACAATAAGTTGTTGGCTTAATAATATTTTATAAATTAGTATTTAAAATTGTAAAAATCAGTAGACGCCGTTTTTGTGGCATATGAATAATTAGGGTTCTGTGGCGTTGGGTTTGGAATGGTAACGGGTTTATAACGCAATTCTGCGGGTTTCAAACAAAAGGCATAACCGCATTTATCGAAAAACCCGGCATTTTCAATTAAAAAGTTATCGACCATTTGATAACGCATCGCCACCATTTGACATCCATAAGTCCTACATAATATTCCACTTGGATTTGATGGATTAACGCCATTATCTGGGAAAACAATTGTCATCGCTTTCATGTTAAAATCCGTTAATTCTTGAGTATCAGGACTATTTTTTATATTATAATATTCATACCCTCTCATAAAAACAGAGTTGCTTGTTAAATTAACGTATTCTAAAAAGTTTTGATTCTGTAAAAAGGCGTTATTTGTTTTGTCAACTATTAAAATGATTTTATTTTGGAATGTTATTAAAGGCGTGCTTCCTAAATTTTGACCAGAATTTTCGAAACTATAATCTTTGCCAAGCATCAAATTGTCATACGATTTAAATACATTCGCTAAATTGGTATACATGTTTTGGTTGCTACTTTTAATTCTTAAATGAATAATAATAGGGTCTGTGGGGTTAGGACAAGTGCCACCAGCAAAGGCATAACTGCTAATAGTGTCCATTACATTTGAAAAAAGGATTGAATTGTAAGTTTCCTTAACGTAATAACTTTTGCTAGTACTTGTGGCTACAACCGGTTTATTATCTATGGAGTAAACTTCAAAGTCCAAACATCTTACACCTTGTTTTATAACTGCTTTTAAATTCCCAATGTCTACAAAATCATTTTTGTAACTTCCTCCTGAGCAAGCGTTATAAGCAGTTTTAATGTAATAATCATATAAATTACCGGAGCAGTCAGGGTCTCCTGAACTAATGGATTTAATATTACCATCAACGGCAGAGTATAAATTATTCATATAACTCACCTCGCTGCTTTGTAATCTGCTAATATAAATCAAATATCCTATAAACACTATCAAAATTACCAAAATAAATGTTATAATGATATAGGTTTGAAATGACTCATCCATATTTTGCAATGCGCTTAAATAATCGGTTTGTGGGCTAGACATTAATCTAATATATTATATTATTTTTTATTTTTTATTTTTTATTTTGGAATAAGAAAATAAAAACAAATTAAGAGAATTGGAAATATATTATGATGAAATAAAGAATTAAAAAATAAGTATATAATATACTAATATGGCCGGAGGACTTATGTCGTTAGTGTCTCAAGGACAACAAAATATAATATTAAATGGAAATCCGAGTAAGACTTTCTGGAAAGCATCCTATAAACAATATACCAATTTTGGAAAGCAGAATTTTAGATTGGATTATGATGGGAGTCCAACGTTGGGTCTTACGACGGAATCTACGTTTGTCTTTAAAATTAAGAGATATGCTGACCTCCTTATGGACTGCTATATATCTATAAATTTGCCTACTATTTGGAGTCCAATTTTACCTCCACAAACATATACAGACCAAAATGGTACGACAAAATATACAGATTGGGTTCCTTATGAGTTTCAATGGATCGAAAATATTGGCGCGCAAATTATTAGTAATATTACTATTAATTGTGGCAATCAACAACTTCAAAGATATTCAGGGCAGTATCTTTTGGCGTCTGCCCAACGGGACTTTAATGGAACAAAGTTGCGTTTATTTAATGAAATGATGGGTCAAACCACAGAACTAAATGATCCAGCTAATTATGGTTCACGTGTAAACTCTTATCCGAACGCATTTTACACTACTAGTCCGGCAGGAGCTCAACCCTCCATAATGGGTCGAACTTTATATATTCCGCTTGGAGCATGGTTTAATTTAGTTACGCAACAGGCATTTCCTTTAGTTGCTCTTCAATATAATGAATTACAAATAAACGTAACCTTTAGACCTATTAATGAATGGTTCACGATTCGAGACGTGATGGACTATACGAATAATTATCCTGTGGTTGCTCCCAACTTTAATCAATATTATATGCAGTTTTATAGGTTTTTACAAACTCCACCAGATGAAGAGTTAGGCCCAACCTCCTATACGGATACCAGAACAAACTGGAATGCTGATATAAATTTAAATTGTACGTATTGTTTTCTTTCAAATGAAGAAGCAGAGATTTTTGCGAAAAACGAACAAAAGTATATATTTAAACAAATATATGAAAAGCCTTATTATAACGTTACAGGAGCAAATAAGGTTAATTTAGATTCAATTGGAATGGTAATTAGTTGGATGTTTTATTTCCAAAGGAGCGATGCGAATTTGCGCAATCAATGGTCAAATTATACAAATTGGCCGTATAATTATATGCCCGCAGACATAGTACCTGGTTCAGAAGACGGCGACTTTCCAAATCCTGCGCCCGCTCCACCATTCCAGCCAACATTAGGTCCTGGTTTAAATCCTGATGGAACGCTTACTGGTATATATATAACTGGAGTATATAATCCACAAAATATTCAATACATTTTGATCGCTTTAGGAATATTGTTGGATGGTCAATATAGAGAGAATGTTTTGCCGGCTGGCGTATATAGTTTTATTGAAAAATACGCAAGAACGCCAGGCGCAGCGCCACAGGGATTATATTGTTATAATTTTTGTTTAAATACAGACCACATGGTTGTTCAACCTTCAGGCGCAATGAATATGAGTAGATTCACAAATATTGAACTCGAATTTACAACTATTATACCCCCGGTTGACCCATACGCTCAAGTATTAACTATTTGTGATCCGACAACGGGAGATATTATTGGTATAAATAAACCGACTTGGCGAATTTATGATTATAACTTCAATATGTATTTAATGGAAGAGAGAGTGAATTGTGTGAATTTTGTTGGAGGAAACGCCGGGTTATTGTATGCGACTTAAATAAACGTAAATGCGTAAATGCGTAAATGCGTATATGTTATAAAAAATAATATTTTATTGGTCAAGTTAAAATATTATTTATTCAATTCAAATTTACACCCTTTAGATCTGTAATTATAGCTAGTTTCGATTTCATATATTTTTATTTTTTTTTTCAATTTAAAGATTTCTTCAATCATTTTTTGATT